CTTACATCACATTAGTAATATTAGCTAATCAAATGGGCTACTCACTTGAAGATTGCGCTAAAAGAGCGTTTAAGGTTATTGAATACCGAACGGGGAGGACGGAATCAGGAACATTTATCAAAGACTAATTTAATACCCTTACATCAATTGGTGTAGGGGTTTTTTCGTTATACCATGAATCTAACAGAAATAGCAAAGCATCACGACGAATGGGTGCGCATAGTAAAACGGTTCGGAGCCAAGACCGAAGCGGAGGACATCGTTCAGGATATGTACATTCGTTTTCACAAATACGGCAAAGGTCAAGTGATCACCAAGTCATTCATATGGATTATGCTTCGCAACATCTTCTTTGATTACTGCAAACGAGAGATATCAATGGTAGATATTGACCTCATGGTTGACCTATCCGAAGACGAAAACAACAAAACGTATGAAATTGAGTTATACTATCAGAGCGTCGAAGAACAAATAAAAACATGGGAGTGGTTTGACCAACAATTATTTTTATTATATTTGCGTAGTGGAAAAAGTATGCGTGAACTTGAAAAGGAAACTAAAATTAGTTTGACCTCGATTTTTCACACGATAAAAAAATGTAAAAGAAAATTAAAAATATGGCAAAAAGAGTATCAAAAGGACTTGGTGATACAGTAGCAAGAGTTACTAAGTATACAAAGATCGATAAACTGGTTGAATTCGTAGCAGGAGAGGACTGTGGCTGTAAAGAACGACAGGAGAAACTAAACAAAATGTTTCCTTACAAAACACCTGAATGCTTAACCGAAGTAGAACACGAACAACTAACAACGTTACTACCTAACATGAGGGTCAAGGTTAAACCAAGCGATCAATTGCAGTTCTTAAAGGTGTACAATAGAGTGTTTAAAACGAACGAGCAACCTACTTCATGCGCGTCTTGTTTGAACGACATGTTACGCAAAATGAAAAATGTATACAACGCTTATGATAACGGAGGAGCGTTATTAGGGTAATATGGCAAAGAAAAAATATATTGAAACACCTGAGATACTTTTAGAATTGTTTGAAAAATACAAGTCAAAAGTACATGAGAATCCAAGGTATAACTATCAATTAGCAAAAGATGGTAGTGTAGTTCCAATACCTTTGAGAGTTCCTCTAACAATGGAAGGTTTTAGAATATTTTGCTATAATGAGATAGGAAGTATAAAGCATTATTTTGAGAATACAGATAATTCTTATTCAGAATATCTACCTATCTGTTCGCATATAAGGGAAGAAATACGCAATGACCAAATAGAGGGAGGTATGGTTGGACAATACAATGCAAGCATAACACAACGACTTAACGGGCTGACTGAAAAGCAAGAAACAACAATAATATCTGAACAACCTTTATTTCCTGATTAATGTTTGTAAGGACAACGGTTATAAATAAAATTAAGAGCTTAACTAAATTTGTTAAGGGTATTCAAGGAGGGACATCAGCGGGTAAAACTTTTGGTGTCCTTCCTGTATTAATTGATATAGCTGCTAAAAAACCACTAACAGAAATATCCATTGTTGCTGAATCTATACCACATTTGAAACGTGGAGCAATGAAGGACTTCAAAAAGATAATGATTGAAACGGGTCGCTTTATTGACTCTCGATGGAATGCAACAGATTTTAAATACAACTTTGCTAATGGTTCACAAATAGAGTTCTTTAGTGCTGATAACGATGCAAAGTTAAGAGGTGCAAGGCGTGACTACTTGTACATGAATGAAGCTAACAACATGACATTCCATGCTTACACTGAATTAGCATCAAGAACAAAGAAAGGTGTTTATTTAGATTGGAATCCAGTGAATGAGTTTTGGTTTCACTCAGAACTACAAAACGATAGTGACGTTGATTTTATTATAGTTACCTATGAAGATAATGAAGCGTGTCCCGAAAGTGCTTTAAACTTTATCTTAAAGGCAAAAGAGAAAGCTATTACTTCATCCTATTGGGACAATTGGTATAGAGTATATGGGTTGGGGCAAATAGGAAATTTAGAAGGTGTTATATTCAATAATTGGAAAACAATAGATACTATTCCAGACGATGCAAGGTTACTTGGTTACGGTGTCGATTTTGGGTATACTAATGACCCTACTGCAATAGTTGAAATATACAAATGGAATGAGCATAGGATAATTAATGAGATATGCTACAACAAAGGTTTAAGCAACTCACAAATTGCAAAGTATATCAACACTAAGCTACCATGTTATTGTGATAGTGCAGAGCCTAAATCAATAGCAGAATTAAGAATGTACGGAGTGAATGCTCATGCAGTAACTAAGGGTGCGGATAGTATTAACTTCGGGATACAAATAATGCAAGAAGAAAGTTATTTGGTATCAACTAAATCACTAAATTTGATAAATGAACTACGTAAATATGCGTGGGATAAAGATAAGAAAACAGGCGCTAAACTAAACAAACCGATTGACTCATGGAATCACGGAATTGACAGCGTTAGGTATCACGAAATGGAAACAATAGGTTTAAAAAGAAATAAAGGAAATTATGCAATCAGGTAAATCACTAAGACAAATGATTAACGAAAGCGCGGTTAAGGTTGCCGATGCTTACAAGGATGAATACGGGGATAATTGGAAGTTCCAATGCATTGAGTCAATAGATAACGAGGTAGCGAAAGCTGAAGCGACGTTGAAATATTGGAAAGGTGTTAAATCTAAAGTAATGCAAGTGAGATGACAGCAGTACAATGGTTAGAAATGGAAATTGTAAAACTTGAAACGAAGTATGCAATTCTTGGTGAGATATATGAACTTTGTGAACAAGCCAAAGAAATGGAAAAGCAACAGATAATTGATGCTTATAAAGCTGAATTATACCCATGTTCTGATGAAGACGCTGAGCAATACTATAACGAAACATTTAACGATGAAGATTGAAATTGAAATACCTTCTACCCTATCAGAGATAAGTTTAGATAGGTATCAGAAGTATATGCTAACTTTGAACAACTCAGACGATAAAGAGTTTGTATTTCAGAAAATGATTGAAATATTTTGCGGTTTAGAACTTAAAGAGGTTGTTAAGATGAAAGCGTCAACCGTTATCGAATTGGTGCAACATTTCAATAAAATCTTTAACGAAAAGACAGCTTTCAAACATAGGTTCAAATTGAATGGAGTAGAGTTTGGATTTATTCCCGATCTTGAAGAAATATCCTGGGGGGAGTACATCGATATTGAAGCTAACATTGGGGACTTTCAAAACATACACAAAGCGCTTGCTGTAATGTATAGACCGATTGTAAAGGAGGTTAAGGGTAAATATGAAATAGAACCTTATCGCGGCGATTTAAGTTATTCAGAGGTGTTAAGATACGCACCTTTGGACGTTGTACTACCAGCATCGGTTTTTTTTTGGACTTTAGGAATCGAATTAATAAGCAGTACGCTGTCCTCTTTGGAGACAATGAAGAACAAAACCCGTATTCAGAAAATGTTCAATTCTCAAAGCAATGGGGATGGTATAGCTCAATCTATCACGTCGCTCAGGGAGATATTAGAAGATTTGACGAAGTTACAGCGCTTCGACTTCATGAATGTTTGACTTTCTTAACCTTCGAACAACAAAAAAGTAAAATAGAAGTTAAACAATTAAAGAAGTCACATGAAAAACTACTATAACCTATCGACCTTACTACATGATTCAATACTTGCTGACCCTTTAGTTAACCGAGTAACGAAAGGAAGTTTGGATAAGATTACGAATGCAAAGCAAGACATGTACCCATTGTGTCATATTATATTTAACGACGTGGCATTTAGAGGTAATACAACGGTGTATAACATATCTTTGGTTATGATGTCGATAGTGGATATTAGTAAAGAAGACGTAACTGATATATTCAAGGGTAACGACAACGAAGATGATGTGTTAAATACAACATTAAGCATACTTAACAGGATATTTGAGAGAGTAAGACGTGGTGATATTAGTGATTTAGGGTATGAAGTGTTGGACGACACGGCAAGTTGTGAGCCTTTTGTTGATAGGTTTACCGATGCGGTTGCTGGTTGGACTATGACCTTCGACATATTAGCACCAAATGAGATGACAATATGTTAGCTGATCTAAGGGAGTCGGGTTTACAGGATGCACTTGATAAGTTCAAGTCTTCCGTAATTAAACAAGCACGCACTAATTTAACAAAGGGTCGCGCGCCTTTTGGCTCGCACAACAACACACGGAAGCTTTACAACTCTTTAAAAGGTCAAGCGAAGGTTTACGCTAAGGGGTACTCGTTAAGCTTTGAGATGGAAGAGTATGGTTTTTACCAAGACAAAGGGGTTAAGGGTAAGAAGTCAAGTGCGAAAGCGCCTAACTCACCATATAAGTTTGGAAGTGGTAAAGGTAAGAAGGGAGGACTAACAGAAGGTATACAAAGATGGGTTAAGGCACGTAAATTTCAATTCAGACAGCGTGACCCGGAAACAAAGAAATCAACGGGTAAATTCTTATCGTACGATGCAACAGCATGGATAATAACACGTTCAATATACGCTAAAGGATTACGTCCAACTTTGTTTTTCACAAAACCTTTTGAAGCGGCTTACAAACGACTCCCTCAAGAATTAGTCAACGACTTGAAAATAGATTTAGATAAGATTTTTAACTACTCAATAAAACAACCTAAATGATTAGAGCAAGGTCACCGTATATTATTAGCATTAACGAAACAGACCAAGTTAGTACACGAATTGAGCTATACATTTCGGAAGATGCTTTCAGTATGTTCCCCGACGTTAGTTACACGTTAAGCAAAGCTATTCCAAGCAGTAATGAGCCAACAACTTACTATGACATTGCACCTTATATTCGTGAATATTTTAATCACACGGTGTATTCAAATGTTACAGTTTTAACAACTGCATACGGAGGCACACAGGCTTTAAATGTAAGGGTAAAGAGGTATAAGACGGTTGGACTTACTGAGTCATTAATAGATACAACAGACTACATTGCAACGGATGGTTATTCAGAATTTGCTGATGGTACGAACTACAACGGTGGAGGGTATTTATTAGATCAAAAAACATATTACTATCATAGTGGAAGTAACGCTGGCTTTATTAATTTATACATCAATACTAATTACAAGGTTAGGTGGACAGACCCGGAAGGTATAACTTATTTAAGTCCATCGCTGGGAGCTGGATGGTATTACGCACCACGTTGTTATAACAGTAGATTCACAGAGAAATGGGTTGTTGACGTTTTGAATGCATCTAACGTAGTGCAAGCAACGTGGACATTTGAGCCAGTTGAAGAGTGTTTATATACGCCTGTTAAAGTAGACTTCATAAATAAATACGGAGCGTATCAACGTGAGTTTTTCTTTAAGGCGTCGAACGATAACATTGAAGTGACTAACAAGGATTACAACTTAATGCAACCGTACAATTATAGCTTAACAGGTGGTCAACGTACGACGTATAACCAAAACGGAATGCAAAGTATTAAGGTGAATAGTGGATGGGTTGAAGAGGATTTCAAAGACAACTTAAAACAATTGATGCTTAGCGAAAAGGTGTTGGTTAACGAAAAGCCTGCTATCCTTAAAACAAAGTCGATTGAACTAAACAAGTCGATTAATACGAAACAAATAAATTATGCTTTAGAGTTTGAATTTGCGTATGACTTAGTAAATAATATAGTATAATGAGAAAGGTAGATATATACATTGAGGTAACGACTGACAACTATGAAAAGTTAGAGTTGTTTAACGACGAAGAAATTCAGATTAATAGCTCGATTCAAAACGTGCAAGACCTTGCAAAAGTTTACACTGACTTTACTCAGTCATTTACGATTCCTGCATCGCTGCACAATAATAGGTTATTCGAACACTTTTACCAATCGGACGTTGACGCAAATAACAACCCTAACATAAGAAGAAACGCATTTATTGAAATAGGTACGATTCCATTTAGAAGTGGGAAAATATCAATTGAAAGTTCTAACGTTGTTAAGGGGAGAGTTGAAAGCTATTCAATAACTTTTTACGGCGATTTAACAAGCTTAAAGGATAAATTTGGGGATGATACATTGAAGGATTTAGATTTAAGTTCATATGGTCATACTTATAATGGTTCAGAAGTAAGAACACGATTGACATCTGCAACAAGTTATGACATTCGTTACCCCTTAATCTCATCAAGTAGACTTTGGAGTTATGGTGATGGTTCAAATACGGATATAAGCAATACAAATTATCCTATTGTTTACGATGAATTATTTCCATCTTTACGTGTTAAGAAAATATTTGAAACAATCCAAACAAAATACGGTGTAACATTTAACTCGAATTTCTTTAATCAGAAGTTATTTACAGAATTATTTTTATTGCTTAAAAACAAAAAGTCATTTAAAGAGGTTTTTTCAGTTGAATTAGATTTCATTAGCGGCACTATGGCAAGTGATACGGCTACTTATAGTTTAGCCAATAACACAATGGTTAAAAAGAAGGGACAGTTCACTATTAAGATAACTCATTCAACAGTTGAAAGGTATTTTTTAGATGTTTATTTGGATGGTAAATTTGTAAATACATTTGCTGCATACACATCAGTGGGCACGGGAGGTGTTCCTGATGTATTTGCATTAGGTAATAATACAGGTGACTATACTTTTAGACTGCGTTCAAATGTTCCATTAACAAGCGCATCACCTTTAATAGTTGTTCAAGGAGGTGGAGATATAACTACAAATACATATATTACATGCGCAAATGTTACAACTACAAATTATTTAAATCCAACTGACCATGTTCCAGATATTAAAATAGCTGATTTTTTAAGTGGCATATTTAAAATGTTTAATTTAACGTGTTACGCAACATCAGTAGACAACTTTCAAGTTGAACCTTTAGATGATTGGTATACACAAGGCGCGGTTATAGACATTACAGATTATGTTGATACTGATGAGATAATTATAGAGCGACACAAACTTTATAAAAATCTTTCTTTTAACTATGAAAAATCAGAAAGCTTCATAAATAAAGAGTATGCGTCAAGATTTACTCATGAATTTGGAAATAGAAACGAATCATTTCTTAACTATGATGGTGAAGAATATAAAATTGATATTCCATTTGAAAATATTGAATTTACAAAAGAAGATACAACAAATGTTTTAGAGCCACCAAGAGCTTTTTTATTAGATTCTATTAATTCAGTTGAGAGCTATGACAATGCGCCTATTTTATTATATTTAGATGATTTAAAAACAGGAGTATCTTTTTGGTTTAGCACTGGTGATACGGTAACACAAAGAACTCAATATATGCCGTTAACTAATCAAATAACATATAACAATGATTTATACTCGAATCATTTTTCAGTAGAAGGTAGTGCATTTAATGGGGCATCAATAAATAACTCATTGTATTTAAATTATTACGATAGCTATTTAAAAAACTTGTACAACCAAAAGAACAGACTTACCAACGTTAAGGCGTTATTCCCTATTTCATTACTAACAAGCTTAAAGCTAAACGATAGGTTAATAATTAGGGATAAACGTTATGTTATTAACGAAATGAAAGTAAACCTAACAACTGGCGATGTAGACCTGTCTTTAATCAATGATTTTAGAGCAATTGCTAATATTAATATACCGATTCAAAGCGCTGCTGGAGGGGAAATTGAGATTCCTGTTTTTTTGTCAAATAGAGAGACAACCGTTGAAATATTTTTTGATGATGAAGCAAATGATTATACTGAAAGTCAATTAATAACATTGACGTTGTTAGCAAACACAACTGGAGAACCAAAAATAAAAAACGTTTTTCGTAACGGAGAAATTT